AGAATCAAGGAAACCAACTTCGGTTCGGTAATCTCGACATTGTCTTTCGTAAACAGGACATCGGTAATGAAATACTTTGTACCGAATACTTTGGCAATCGGTGCACAGAAATCGTCGTCTCCTTCGTCGGCCACATCGGTAGCACCGATCACGCCATCCGGCTGTTTACCTTCGATATCTGCCAGCTTGAAGCGGTTCAATTCTGATTTTGGGAACAACAACCCAATAGCCTCGATCGGTTCCTGCATATACTCGGCACACCAGATGGAATCGTCCGTTTCCTCCCGCAATTCGTGATAATACTCCGTTGTATGCACATCCTCACAGAAAGAACAATCGTTCTCATCCAATGCGGCAATACGGATAATCTCGTCATACTTCCCCATTTCCTCCATACGACCAAGAACATCCGTAGCCGACCAACGGGTACCGATGTCGATCGAACAACAGTTCCCCTCGATACGGGAATCATGTGTTCCCTGCTTCCAAGACCAGACCTTTTCGTTATTGGTGTCAGATAGTGCATCTTCCAAACTCTTATACAAGTCGTCGGTCATGGCCAACATAGACGCACCGAAACCGATTACCGTACCGCCTACACCGGCCCCGAAGTAACTCACCTGTCGGGCAACTTCCAAGCTCCAGCCGTGCACATTCTGTTTATCCCCTCGCAATTGCACATCCGGGAATATCTCTTTGAACCGGGAAGAGCGGACAATATCGCGTGTATCATAAGATAGTTTATTATACAGTGTATCGGAACAACAGTTGCGCATGACCGACTCTTCCGGGAAATGGCCAAGCATCCACGAAATGAACAAAGATGATATATAGGACTTCCCGGCACGTGGCGGCATGGAGACGGCCAGCCGACGAATCACACCCGACAAATACGATTCGTACACCCGCGTAAAAGCGTCCGCCACCTTCTTCAAAAACAAACGCTTAGCGAAGAACTTAGGATCATGATATAAACAATAGGCCCAGAAATCATTCCGAGCCTCCCGTTTGCGCAATATGGTCGCAGCCTTCGCCTGTCTGATCAATATTTCTCTCTTACTCCTTTTCGCCACGGATAATTGCTGCTAGTTCTTCATCTGACATCGATTCCAATTCATCACCCAGTTTGACCTGGTTCTCCACTTCTTTCTTATCACGCCACTTGCCAGGTTGCCGGTTCTTCAGCCAGAAAATGGCGGCAGTTGTGTCCGGAGGGTAATGTTCGATATACTCCACCTTATCCGTAATCTTACCCTCGTTGGTAGCGAACTTCGTCGCTCTGGCATCGTAACCAATCGCACGGCTATAAAGTCTCGATGCTACATTTGCATCTGCTACAGCTTTTCCCTTTTTTAAGGACTCAAGAAATTGAGGAAACTTCTTCTTCCAACTATTCAACGTTTGTTCCGAAACAGAGAAGAATTCAGCAATCTCCTTATCTGTTGCACCTAACAGACAAAGTTTTAGAGCCTGCTCTGCATATTCTTCTCTATATTCAGACTTACGCCCCCTACTTTTCTTTTTTACTTCATTCTTCTCTGACATACCTAACCAAAACTAACGAATCGGGACAATTCCGCCTTCAACTCAGGTAAACTTCCATTATCTAAATAGAAAGAAGAGCGCATTTTACCTTCTTTCTTTACACCACGCATTGACTTACACAAGTGTTCTCCTTCTAGCACTATACCCATTGCCAAAGGTGGATATTCCGAACCTAACGCTTCTTGAATCATCACAATGATATCTTTCGCCAATCGCTCTTGTACCTGTAATCGTGCCGCACAATAATCAACAACACGACCAACTTTCGATATGCCCAATATCTTACCTTTGGGATTAGGAATATAAGCAAACCAATACTTCCCAAAGAAAGGCATCATGTGATGTTCACACATTGAATAAAATCCACCTGAATCTGCGATAACACTATTACAAGAAAGACCATCCACTCCATTAGGAAAAACCGTTATTTTAGGCACCAGTGCCAGATCATATCCACGAAAGATCTCTTTCCACATTCTTATGATACGATCCGGTGTTCCTTTTAATCCTTCTCTACAAGGGTCCTCACCGATAAAAGAAAGGATCGTTCTTATCGCACATTCAATATCTTGTGTGTTTGTAAGCTTAACTTCCATTTTGAGTTTGTTTTGATAAAATTGATTGTTTCATTCAAAATTTCTGCGTTCTTGGCTTTGTCTTTGACATCGCACGGTTGCAAATAATAGCTATCTTCATAAGTGGTTGACAAATTGTCATATTGACTCATATCTTGTCCTCGATATACCACTTTCAGCTCATCTATACGCTGGATTCTGACTTCCTTATATTTGGGGCTGCATGTGATCCAGTCTATCATAGATTCCAAACCATCTCTGAGCAACAACGTTCCGTTGGTTTCAATCTGTACATACTTTTTCGCTTCGTGCATTTTATAAATAAGTGAAGCTGAGAGTTGCATTGTTGGTTCTCCACCTGTGATTACGATATGTTTTGCCGGATATTTTTCTATTTCCTGCATTATCTCATCTTCGGTAAGCTCTTTGTATGATTTATGATCTGTATCGCAAAAATCGCAAGCCAAATTACATCCAGCAAAACGAATAAACACGGATGGAGTTCCTGTAAACCGTCCCTCTCCTTGAATGGAGTAGAAAATCTCATTTACTTTCATAATTCTTCCTCCTCTTCTTTATCTTTTACATAAACAGCAATATTACCTTCGCTTTCCTGCACTTTTGTTTTGTAACACTCTGGAATCTGTTCTGTAATCCATTTAGCGATATTTTCTGCAGTTGGATTGAATGGTAATAGTTCATTGAAATTGCCATGGTCAAGCCAGGAATGAATCTTTTCTTTGATGTGCTTGAAATCCACCACCATCCCGTCCGCATTGACTTCCTTTGCCTTACAAAATACGGTAACAATCCAATTATGACCGTGTAAATTCTCACATTTACTTTTGTAGGAGAGGGTTAACCTGTGACAACCTGCAATTTCCATTTTTTTTGATACGTAATACATAACCATTTATCTTAGTATATTTTAAATTAATCGTCCTCATATATGGTGGTATCAATTATTCCAGCTTCCCATAACGCCTCCTTGCGTTCTAAGCATGTGGCACATTTTCCGCAATGTTTCTTTCCTCCCTTATAGCAAGAATACGTCTTTGAGTAATCAATATCTAATTTCTTTCCATGAGTAGCTATATCCGACTTCGTTATATTAGTGTACGGGGCATCAATCGTGATCCCACCATACGTTCCATTACGCATAGCAGTTGACATAGCTGTTATAAAAGCGTCCGTACAATCCGGATATAACGAATGATCGCCTGAATGATTCGCTATAAAGACTTTTCCCAATCCTCGGCTCTCTGCAATACCGCACGCTATGGATAACATGATTCCGTTACGGAAAGGCACAACGGTCGATACCATATTCTCGATCTCGTACCGCCCATCAGGAATAGCCTCTGCCCCTTCCAATAGTGCGCTTTTGAAATAGTTGTGTATAAACCTCAACGGTATCACGATATGCTCAACCCTTAACCTCTCACAATGATACGATGCAAACCCGATTTCCATTTTGTTATGGCTGCTTCCGTAGTCGAACGTGATAGCCAGTGATATTCTCTCTATTTTCTCATACAGAAGGGTAACAGAATCCATACCTCCCGATAAAATTATCAAACTATCTTTCATATTATCTTATTAAATTATCTATTATAAATACCTTTCGACGTATCTCTGATACTTCACCCACTCACTAAAATTACGCCTATTAGCCAGATCGTGATCTTTTACCCTCATACCTTTCGGCGGATCTTGATATATCATCTTTTCACCATCGAATGAGTAAATCTGCCCGAATCTTGCACCAGATAACCAAGTCGTGCTATCTACACTGTCAAACCTTAAATACTTAAGGTATGTCGTATTCGTGAACCCAAGCCCATGGATACGGGAACCGGCCGTGTGCGCCTGGTCTATGAACCATTTAAGGATCATCGGGTTCTTTCTTATCTTTCTGCCCTCATCGGTGGCCAATGTCGTACCAATAGCTACATAAGGATAATCCTCGCACATCTTGACAAAATAATCCTTTCCCCTATTGGAATGCCAAACCGGGATAGGGTTCCTGCCAGTCCTATCCTTGAGGTATTCTCGGTAATACTCAACCTTATCAATCCCAACAACAATATCTATATCAAGCTCAAAAAATAGCCTTATATTGTTTTTGTAGACAAAATCCGCGTATTTCCTTACATATCCATCCCAATCGAAATTATTGTTCTTCCCGGAGAACGCGGAAAAAGCCCCACTATCCAAAATATGTCTATCCTGGTAGACGAAACTATCGCAATTTCCTGACTTATGCTCCCAGAAAGAACTTAAAAGATAAATATCTTTTGTATCTAAATTCCATCGCTTGGCACATGTTTTATAACTGGCTAAATATAGGATCATAGCTCTATTTCCTTTCCACAATGAGGGCAAACCATCGTCTTTCTTTTATTCTCAACCTTATCTGCACCCTCAAAGAAGCGGTCTACATCTGTCGGTATATCATCAAATGGAAGCTCCAACTCCCAATCACCAAGCTCGTCAATACCAAAATCTTCAACCACAGCTGCAAAATCGAACATAGAAGTATCTGATGTATGGTTATCAGCCAGAGCCAAAAGCTTTCTTTTTTCATCCTCTGTAGACAAATCCGTTCTTCTGATCGCTATCAATTCATTTCCATCAGACTCAACAATTCGGACTTTCAACCCCAGTTCTAAAGCCTGCTCATAAACGCCATTCCCGGCAATAATAACATCGTTCTTATCCAGAAGAATAGAACGACCGGTTCCACAGTCCTCCAGGCTCTTTTTAATAAGTCTTTTATTCTTATCCGTGTGGATACGATAATTCCGAGGGTCATACTTCAATTCAGCCATAACTTTTATTCTAAAATATAACAGAGAAATCTATTAACCTAAATACAGTTGCAGTTCCCGGATAGCCTGTTCCACGCTCCGAACAATCACATACTTACTACCTGCCATTTCAACCTGGCGTTGGTATTCCTTTTGCTCTGCAGACTGTTTACCTGTAGATGTCTTGAACTCTAGACAAAGAGAAGCATATCCCTTTTTCGGTATCTGAAGGATTACATCGGCCACTCCACGTTTAACGCCTTGGCGCTTCATATTAGCCGCTTCTATTTTATGCCGGCTGCCACCGTTCGGGACTGCAAAAAGAAGTCGATCCGGCAAATTAGGAAAGAATAAAGGAACCTTGCTGAAAAACTCCGACTGAATCCGAGCTTCTTCGTTATCATGGTGTTGCTTTTGTTTTGGAGGGTTCTTTTTATCAGAGTAACAGTTATAGCAGATATGTCCTTCTTCTGTTTTGATCACAGAAACTGTTTCCCGGCCACAGGCTATACATTTTTGCGTTTTCATAATCTTAGTTTCATATAAGATATAAAGAACAGAAAGAAAGCCCTCAGGATTACCAAGGGCTTTCTTAACTCACTTCTTTCGTGAAGTGAATTATTATTCTGTCTCTAAACTCTCTGCAAGTTCTTCAAGAGAACCTCGTACAAAGGCTGTTGTTTCATCACTACATCGACTTAAGAAATTCAACAATGTGCTCTGAATATTGTACCATTCATTTAACTCCTGCTGTAAATATTCTTTTTCATTCATATCTTTTTAGTTATTAATAAAATACTTATTGCATCTAAAACCTTTACGAGGAGAAAAGTCTTTAAACTCACAACTCATATAAAGTTCTTTCCGATCAGCCCAATGGGCCATATCTTTCTGCCATTGCGGGATGACCTGACGCGGATTGCTCAAATCACGGAAAGGTTGGCAATGCGGTACAAATCGACGGCTAACACTTTTCCAATAATTGACCCGGTGAAACGACTCTTTAAAGTCCATCAAGATGCAATAGAGGAAATATTCGCCTTTGTAACCGTACTTGTCAATCAGCTTCGCTGCCCGTTCGACATCGGCGATCTGTCTCGGCGTATCACATCCAAAGCGAATACGTTTTATCCATTTGACTTTTGCCAATAGCAGGGCAACGTCGTCTGTCACCAACCGAGCGTCCAACCCTTGATTGAAGTCCACCCGAAGTCCAAGACGGACGATCTTTTCTATTTGTTCCAATCCGTAATCCGATGCAAGCACGTTGTTGTCCATAAGAATTAAGTTTGTCCGTCCTTCAATGGCTATCTCTTTCACATCCATGTAAGGCCTGATGTTACCTTCTTTTTTGGAAACCACACACCACTTGCATCTATTGGAGCATCCCCGAGTAAGGAAACCGTAAGCCATCTTGCTGTCAATGGAGGAATAGATCGAATAATCAGGTTGCAACTGGTCTATATTGTCGGGCAAGGCCTTATGCAGGTCGTACCCTGTTCCGCCTTGTTCTATTTCCTTTGCATTGATGTAGTAACCATAATCGGGTGTAAAGCTGAAGACTTTCGCCATGTACACTTTATCGTAGCGACAGAGAGGATTATACCATTCCACATTATCGCCACTCGCCTTATGGCTGGCGCTGATCTTCATTAATGCCAGGTTAGGATAAGAACTATCAACAGCCAATAAACCAATGTTCATTTGTTTTCTCCTTTCATCAATTGTTCAACAGTAATAGGAACTACACGAGAAACAGCATAATAGGCGTTATTCGTCAATTGGCGTTGCCATGCTGAAAAACGGGGTGACCAGCGAAAACCGTTATGTTTGAGATTTGAAATAACGTCTGGTTGCGGCTTTGTGTCGAAAACTATCTGCACCCTGTCCTCGGAATAGTTTTTGATTACCCGGCCACCCTCGAAAAGTATTTCGGTATCTTCTTTATTTAACCTTACTTCCTGAGCTTCGCATACAGCTTTCGCCATTTCAGCAAGTTTAAAGAATTTATGACGTTCAGTAATGATAGAGGATTGTTTATTTAGCTCTCTAACATAGGCAATTGCCTTTTCTACAATTATCACATCACCGCGCTTTGCGTATGTTTCAACTTTACCGTAAATACTGGAAACAAACAAGGCTTTATTGTATCCTCTTTCCGTACCGTCATTGATACCCTTAATTGTAGAAGCAGAGAAATATATTGAGCGTTTAAGCCTCGTCCATTCTTCCTCTGCTTTTTGTTCTTTCGGTTTTGCATCTTCTATCTTACGAGATATCGCCTTGAGTGCTTTTTCTCTCCATGTTCTAAATTCATTTACAGCATTGTCATAATAATTATTCATCTTCTCATTTCGTCTTGAAGGGAAACGTGCTGGCCCCGTTATCATGGCACTCATGATGCGAGAATGTTTGTAAAATAAAGTACGAACCCATTCTTTGTATTTCGTAATATAGTGCTCCTTCTCGTTTTCCGGCATATTTTCAAGGTCGGCATTCAATTCCTTTTCGCAATCACGAATATACAGAGCGGCTCGCTCTTCCGGGTTGAAACTCGTAGAATAAAAAGCGTCACAAGCGCATTTCCAAAGTTCTTCAAGGTTGACATCGTATTTCCACTCTGTAACAACCCAGGAGCCTAAGTCTTTGTCATAAATAACAATTTCCTCGTTGTTGGAAATACGGATTGCAGTATGTGTATAGTCGCAACTCATTAAATTTTGGCTTAACTTCTTTCCTCTCCAGTTAAAAAGCCATTCACCTTGTTCCGGATTTGCTATACTCACCACCTTAAGTGCACGGTGATAGTTCTTTTTTGACAGTAAAACTTGTTCGGTATTACCGACCTGTATTTTATTTTCTTGCATTATAGTTTCTTGTTTTTTAATATTTACACCTTATATTTTCGTTCAAAATCATACTTCCTAAACTCATGGTACGCTTGTTCCAATGTTTTAGAAGTCCTATCGCCTTCCGGTATATCCCAGCTTTTGGAATTATTGATACTATCATCCATGGCCATAGCCCCCCTTTCTTTCTCATACCGGCCAAGCCATTCTAAGATAACAGCCCCGTCTATCCGATCATAAACCTTTCCATACAATCCCTTTTTCGCCCGATTAAAACATAGCTTGAAATCATCAGGCTTAAAGAAATAGTATTCATCAATAATCAGATCAACTGTTTGTGCGACTTGCACCGCTCCGATCGATTTTCCGACATTGAAAAAATCTATCAAATCATTCAAGACTTTTACCATAAATCCACGAAGATGCGTCTCTCCAAATTCTTTGTTCATAACCGCTATAGAGCAACTTGGGCTATCAAACACGTCATTTACTGTTTTGGGCCGCAGACTGTTGTAATATGGCATCGGCAAGGTGCCCAAGATGCTCACGCTCGCGTCTCTTGTTTTCGGCATCAGTTCCGGAGGAAGTACGCCTGTTGTTGAGTCTATCTGTGAAAACAGTTGTATTGCTTGTTGTTTGTCCATCTTGATATTTTTCTAAATCACGTTTCGCCCATTTGCGGAACGTAAGGTTTGCACTAACGTACTTTTTGAGCAACTCTCGATAGTTGTGCATCGAGACAAGAGTGTCCTGGATTAACTGAAGCGAGAAATCTCGCTTTATTCGTTCGAATTGTTCTTCCGTAAACGGCTCTTTCAGTTTAGCCACATTAGGAGCATTCGCAGCAATCCATTGCTTGAACTTTTCAAAATTTTCATTCTTGGGTTTCTCCGGTTCGGGGTCAGGGTTGCGCGTGCCTGCGCGCGTATAACCCTCCTCTCCTTTACAATCCTCTCCTTTACTCTCCTTTCCAGCAGGAGTAGTTTCGAATATTCCCGACTGTTCGGGATTATTCGCGAATGTTCCCGAATTGCTTTGTTTTTTGCCCGAAAGAACGTTTTCTATTACTTCTGCAGGAATTTTTGACTTTTGCGGTTTGTCGATGCGCTCACTGGAAAAGTCCATCACGTAGTAGCTTTTGTTTTCGAATGTAAAAGGTACAAGGATAGAGTTTTCAATCAGTTCTTGCAGCCACCCAGAAACCTGCTGCTTACGAATATCTTCGCGGGCAGGAAAGACTTTCGACTTGATGATAGTTTCATTAGCTAAAATGACACCGCTATCATCAGCAAAGTTTTTCATGCCTATATAAAGCAGACAAGCCGGAAGAGATACGTTCGAAAACCTTTCATCTTCCCAAAATTCCGGTACTATAGTTCTAATTCTTGGCATATTTATACAGTCATTCTTTCAGGAATTCCCATCAAATCAAACAAAGTAGGAGCCTCGACTTCCATTTCAATCTCACGCAAATAAGTAAGGCTATCTTTCCAATAGTCATAATTAAGTTCCGTAGAAAGACCTCTACGGCCTAACTTGACAGCACAATAAGGGACGGTTCCAATACCACCAAACGGATCAAATACCAATTCGCCTTTGTTTGAATACCGTTCAATCAGCCTTTCAACGATGTCCAACTGAAGAGGGCAAATATGATTCTGTCGTTTCTTTTGCGACTGTTTGGTGTTAAGCGTCCGCATACGAACCACATCATCCCATATCCAATCCTTTTTGCTTACCGGATCAACGGCCATAAATGTCTTTGGCAGTTTCCCGTATGCATCCAGCTCTTCAGCAAATGAAACGTGCTCTTCATAGTTGTAGATATGTTCACGTTCGTAGTTACGGAACAAATGCCGAATCTTATCTATTCCAGCACCTTTCATATCTTCGTATGACAACAATGAATTGCCGGAAGACTTCCAACTTGCATGGGCATCGATCTGCCAACGGGCCAGCGAGTATTCGCTCTTGTCCTTCTTAACAGGCCGGTCGGCATAAGCACGTGAGGTATCGGTAGGCAACTTGCGAAATAGCAATACATATTCAGGGCATCCGACTCCCATCTTGGAACCATCCTTGCACATCTCGGTATAGCCCAAACGGTAGGTCTGGTTGTTTTCCCTCACCACATCAGTATCGACCGTAATGCGCCCCATATATCGGAAGCCATGCTTCATGTAATGAAATACAGTCATTTCGCTGAACGGGTCAATAGTTGGCATACCG